TCCTCGTCCAGCAGCTTTATCGCGTCGGCCTTCTGGCTCTTGACCTTGGCTTGCCATTCAGCGTCGGCCCTTTGGTAGCCGCCTTGGTCGATGTTGTGATGTACGCGCCAAGCGCCCAGCAGCAAGGCGGCCATCAAACTTCCATAAAGCAGCCAGGTGTAAGGGTTGAGCCAGCTCATTGCGCCCCCAGGCACTTTGCGTGCGTTTTGAGTCTGTCTTTCCAAAGCCCGGAACAAGTGCGGTTGCCGGGTGCTGAGCAGTCCTGACCGTTCGATTTATTCCAAAGCAAAACAGCGTTACAAGCGCCCACGTAATCCAGCGCGTTGAGCTTGCGTACGACGGTCGAGCCGCAGAACCCCGAGGCGCCAATGTTGTAGCTCAGGTCCACATACAGGTCGTACTCGGCTTGATGCAGCGGCGCGCTGACGCAGCGCTTGAGCGCACCCTCGAATTGGCTGGCATCGCTTAGTGCGCGCTGGATGGCCGGCACTACCCTCAATCTATCCCCGCGCTTTACGTTCTCAGTGGTGCCGAACCCCACCGTCGGCACCTGCCAGCCGTATGTCGGGTCTGGGTAGGCCTGCTCACGGTAATCCTCGCGCATCAAGATGCCGACAAAGCCCACCGCGCTCAGGCTCAGAGCGGCAACGACAACGCGCACGGCAGGGGTCATGGCTGCTCGTCCTTATCCGCGATCCGGCGCTGCTCGGCGGGCTCTAAGCCGAACCATCCGAAGCGCGCGAACAATGGCCGCCACACCCGCTTCCAAAACCACTCACTGAGCAACAGCAATGTGTAGAGCGCGGCCAGCGCCGACGCGATAAACGTTGCGGCGGATGCGGCATCGGCCCAGCTCGTGATACCAACCGCCGTCCAAGCTGATACGACCTTGGTGACTGGATGAGAGATTTCGATGTTGTCGTTCATTTTTATCAAACCTCTTTGACCTTGATGACAATCTCGGCCTGCTTGACCCGACCGCCCGTGGTGGCGAGCGTGGTCGTGACTTTGTAGCTGGTGCCGTTGAGCCCGCCGGACAACCACACCTTGACCACCCCGCTAAGCAGTGCAGACGCCATCAAGGTGATGCCAGGCTTCACGGCAGTGACCTGACTGGCGCCGGCATCCTGGTAGCCCTCCAGCCACTCGACAAAACTGATGTCGTAGTCCTGTATGTCGGCGGGCTGCTTTTCAAACTTGGCAAGGATAGGCATCAAGCGGCCTCCCTAATGTCCACCGGCACTAGCGCCGTGGTGGCCCGTAGCTCGACGTAAGCGATGCCGGCCGCAGGCACATAGGGCACTCTTGCCAGCCAGGCCGAAGGGTTGTTTGTCAACCGCAGTAGGTCAGCGCTCAGTAAGACGCTCGCCTGCGGCGATGCAGCCAGCAGCTTGGTTATGAACACATCGCTAGACAACCAGGCAGCTGCACCCGCCGACGTGCCAAGCGGTACTCTCAACATGAGGCCCACCGTGGCTCCCGCCGTTGCCACAGCCGCACTGGCCATGGCTTTGTTGAGCGCTAGTGCGGCGGTCAGCGCAGCGCTCGCCTGCGGTGCTGCGGCCAGCGGCTTGGCAATACTTAGCCTGCCCTGCACCGCGGCGCTGGCCGTCGCTACTGATGCCAGCAGCACACCTTTGGATAGCGCCACGCCAGCATTGACGCTCACATTGGCCGTGGCTGCCAGGCTGACGGCCTTGGATAGGGCTGAAGTCGCCACCGAAGTCGTCTGCGGCGATGCGGCCAATGGCAGCTGTAGCAGCAAGACCGCAGCGGCAGTCGTGGTCGCACTCGCATTGCCCGCCAGTGATTTGCTGGTAGCCAGACCCGCTGTAGCGCTGGACCGCGACACGGCGGTGCACGCCAAGGGGGTGCTTTGCGCCAGTGCCGCAGAGCTGACGACTTGTGCCGCTGGGTTTGCTGCCAGTGGGGTAGTTTGGCCAATCTGCTCACTGCTGCTAGCCGTGACCTGAGCCGTAGATGCCAGAGGTTTACCCACAGACAATCTGGCCACGCTGATATTAGCGAGCACTATGGCGGCGGCCATCATGCTGACCGCCTGGTTGATCGCAGCTGCGCTGGTCGCCACTACAGCCGCATTGGATGCCAGTGGGATAGCCACCGACAGTGCTGCCGTGGCCGTAGCACTGGCCACTGCGTCGCTAGCCAGTAGCCGTGTGTTGGTGACATCTGCCGTAGCAAAAGCTGTAGAGACCGTAGATGCGGCCAGAGGTTTGGCAAGCGCCACAGCGCCTGTCCCGGTAGCAGTGAGCGTAGCCGTAGATGCCAGAGGTTTACCAAGTGCCAGAGCGCCAGATGCTGAAGCGGTAGCCGTAACAGTTGATGCCAGTGTGACAGGCTGATCAATGGCCGCTACACCGGTGGCGACTGATACAGCGGATGCGGCCAGCGGTTTGGCAAGCGCCAGGGCGCCAGTTGCCGACGCCTGTGCAGCGGCTGCACTGGCCAGTAGCGCAGTCATGCCCAGACTGGCCGAAACCGTAGTGGTGACCGTGGCGTCGGCGGCCAGTACATTGGCAGACTGGAGGTCAGCTGCAACAGTAGCGAGTGCTGCCGAATTGCCCGCCAGCGGTTTAGCCAAAGATAGGCTCGCAGCGCCAACATTAGAAACCCCAATCGCCGCACTCAATAAACTGAAAGATTGGTTGATCGCTGCCGTACTGGTAACTGATGCTAGCGCATTGGCTGCAAGAGGCGTTCCCAGACTCACGCCGCCGGTTGCCATAGCAGTAGCATTAGCGGTTGACGCAAGTGGTGTGCCAAGCGCCAAGGCCGCCGACGCGCTAGCGCTTGCCACGGCGGCTGCGGCCAGCCTGATGTTGATGGCCAAAGCTGCGGTAACGCTAGCGCCTGCCGATGGTGCTGCCGCCAACGGCTTGTTGAGTGATACGTTTGCCGTTGCGGTTGCCAGTGTTGCACCTGAGCTAGCCAGTGGCACACTCAGTGCCAGTGGGGCCGTGAGAGTGGCACGCGCCACAGCAGTCGCCGCCAGGGGATCTGAAAGGGTTAGCGCCGCTGAAGCGGTCGCCATTGCAGCTGTCGCTGCTGCCAGGCTTATGGCATTGGCAAGCGCGCCTGAAGCACTGGCCTGCGCTGGCGCTGTAGCCCCCAATGGTTTGCCGGTGGCGAGATTCGCTACACCGGCGGCTTGCCCAGACGCTGAGCTCGCCAGTGGCACACCCAGCGACAGGCTGGCCGAACCAACATTGGCAACACCCATGGCGGCACCCAGTAAGCTCACCGCCTGGTTGATGGCAGTCGTCCCGGTAGCAGTGGCCACAGCAGCGGCGGCCAGCGGTTTACCAAGCGCCAAGGCAGCCGTTGCCGATGCCCGCGACACGGCATTCGATGCCACACCGACCGGCACGCCCGGCTCAAACGCCAGCTCAAACCCAAGTACCTCGACTAAAGCGAGTTCTACGGCTAGGTTCACGGCCTGGTCCTCGCGTTATGCGAAGCGCCTCGCCAGATACCGCCGAGCGTGTACGCCCCCGTGCCCGTGGTGGCACTGGTTTCGTAAACCCGCTCGGCGGTCATCAGGGCCACGATTCAGCCGATTAATTGTCGATCTGAAACGTCAGCGAAGCCGCCGGGAACGTCACCGAGTCACCCTGGTTGATCGTCTTGCTGATCGTCAGCGTCGAGTAAATCAACAGGTTTCCAACCGTAGATGCGTCATACAGTCCCAGCGCCACCACGGCACCCCAGCCCAATGTCGGGGTTGGGAAGGTGAGGATGGCGTTGTTGCTGGTTGTGCCAGTCGCGCCGGTGGAGGCAAGCGTAGATGCTGCCCCTTGTGTGCCGGCCCAAGCGGTCAGACTCGATGTCACGGCCACGCGGGTATAGCCGTTGCCGGTCACTTCGGTGCCAGCGGTGCCTTCCCCTGGTGCTGCTGTCAGCAAGCCAACGAACAAACTGCTCGGCCCAGTGCCTGCGGCGGCGCTGGCCCCGGTGATGCCGATGGCTTGCGCGCGAAGCAGCCAGTCGATGAGTTTGTTTTCCATAAAGTCCGAGAGAGCTGCCATGATTTACATCCTTTCAGTGATGTGTTGAGAAAAAGTTACTGAGCAGCCGGGGCGCGGCTCGAATTCGGATTGCCTGCGCTTTGCGGTGCCACCATCAACGTCGCCTTGATCTCGATACCGAGCGTGTTGGCAAACGTGGAGTAGTGGCTGGCAGCGCGTTGGGCGTTGCCCGCATAGTCGCTGTCTTTGGTGTAAGCGCGGTACAAGATGTAGTCCTGCAAGGTATTGCCGTAGATGTCCGGCACGCCGATGTTGCCGCTCACCGCGGTGTACAGCGCGCCGTCGGCGGGCTCCTCAATGTCAGTCGGCAGGCTGGAATAAATCACCTCGACCGCCGTGGTCGCCAGAGCGGGCGGGTAAACGTAGAAGGTCTTGGGGTCACGCGGGTCATACATGTAGTGCAGCGCGTCGATCGTGCCGGCAAGTGCGTGCCAGCCCGGCGACTGCGCATCCAAAATCTCACGGTTGCAGATGCGGATGGCGCGCTTAGTGCCGCTCGCTGCTGTGTTGCGCGTGATGTCGATCAGTTTGGAGCCGTTCGCTGGAATGGACTGCCGGGTACCTGCCATCAGCGTCACCGCGGTCATGGTCACCATGGCATCCGGGCGATACAGAATAATCTCGCGCTGCCCGTCGTTGAGGTAGCGCACCAGCTCACTGATGGGCCAACGGATGGAGGTGTTGTCCTGAATCGTCTCGACAACGCGGCGAATGATTGATTGGGCTGAGATGGGCATGGTGTGGCCTTAGCAGAATTTGGTTTTAACGCGCGGCGTGCTGGCGGTAAATCCGCGCCAAGCGTCAACCGAAACAGCGTTGATGGCGGCCTCGAAATGGGCGCCCTTCAGCGCCGCCAAGTCGGGTTGAAAAAACTCGACCCCCGGCACAGCCAGAATCGCGGACAGCGCACCATTGGCAATATCGAGGCCATGCAGCTCGAACAAATCATCCGGCAGGCTGGTAGCACTCAAGCTTGGCGCGAGGGCCACCTGAACTTGGCAAGCCAGCCCAGCAGCAACGGCATTGCCCAGCACAAAGGTTTTGCGGTTGGCGCTGAGCAGGCCTTGGCTTGCTAAGTCGGAGCTAGCAAAATCCTTGGGGGCATCGCGGAACGACAAAACCGGCAGCGGGTTTCCGCCCAGCGTGGCGCGCTCAACCCGCACCACATCGGCCCCAGTGGGTACATCCAAGTCGTACTCCACGCTACCCTCTTTCGACAACACCGGGTCCAACCACTCCACCCAGGCACGGGTGCGCCGGAAAAAGCGAATCGCAGCGCGGCGCGCCTCAGCCTCCAGCAACGGGTTCGGGCAGGCCGCCGCATAGGGCGCCAGGTACGGGACGAAGGCTGACCACAACATGGTTTGGCCTTACTTCTGTTTCTTGGTGTATTTGCCGGGCTTGGGTGCTGTGGCCGTTTCCACTGGCGCGGCATTCTCATCGCCCTCATCATCTAGCAGGTCGTCGCCCTCGCCTGCTATGTCATTCTCTGCGGGTGCCCGAATCAAGCTCGCCGCCTGCGTGTAGTCGGCTTCATCGGCCGGATAGAAGTCACTCAGGGACAGCAAAAACGCCAAGTCCTTCTCATCCGTCAGATCCGCCACCAAACGCCCGTTGGCGTTGACGAACAGCACTTTGGTGCCAGCTGGCGTGACAACGCCAAGTTCGCCGTTGCGTCGAGGTGCAATGCTGGTTTCAATTTTCATAATTTAGGCACTGCGGTACAACAGCGTCACGCCCAGCGTGCCCGCCACCGCCGCCGTTGGAGCCGTGGTCACAGCGATGCCGATCTTGCGATCCACATCCGAGGGCGTAACGGCGACAATCGGCTGGCCCAGCACCTGCTGCTGAAAGGCGGTGGCAACGGCAGCGGTCGCACCCCAGGCCGCGCCGCCATCAGCCGCAGCCGTGGACAAGGCGGTCCCTAGCGCATTCAGAATGCCAACACTGAGCACCATGGCCGCCGCGCCGGAGTCCATATCGGTGCCATCCACCAAGACGGCTACCGGCACGCAGCGCGCTGGAAGAATACCGATTTGGCCAATGGTGTTGAGCGCCAGGTCGCCGACAGGCATGGCCAGTGCAAAGCGCATCGAGCACAGCTCTGCGCCGGTCGGGGTGATGGGCGATGCGCGCCCAGTCGTGAAGTCGTTTGAATTGGTAAAAGGCATGATGGATGCTCCTTAGGTTTCGGGTTTGGTTTGGCTCGGGCTAGCTTGGGTTAACGACTGGCGCAGGCGGTATCCAGCGCGAAAGCGCCGAAGTCCTGGGCGCCAACTTCGGTCACGAAGTTGACTTTCTTCATGCCGAAAATGCTCGAGGTAGTAATCACCACCTTGTCGCCGTTGTCGCGGGTTTCCTCGTTCCAGTCAAAGCGCTGGGAGGTGCCCGGTGAACCGTAGGCCAACACCGCAGCCTGCGAGCCCATGAACAGCGCGCGAGCCGCCTCCACGTTGGCGCCAGCACCGGCGTTGTTGAAGCGAATCACGTTTTTGTGGCTGTGCAGAATCGCGCCACGGTACATGCCCAGGCCACCCTTGAACATGGGGCTGTTGCGGCCTTCGGCGGTGGCTGCCGCCTTCTGGATGTCCAGCCATTGGCCGGTCTGCATGTTCGCGCGCAGATCGTCTTCTTGCCAGGTGTGCATCACGCAGACATACGTCTCGTTGCCGTCGATCTTGCAGGCCTGCAACACCGGGATGTTGGTAGGGCCGCCGCCTTGCACCCGGGCGCGCGTCACGGCGCGGTCGATCAGCTTCA